TAATATGTATGATGCTGGTATGTTCTACTGCCCATATGTACCTCTACAGTTGATGAAGTCAATTGGTGAGGAAGACTTCCAGCCACGTCTTGGCTTCAAGACTCGCTATGGTATCACTATGAATCCATTTGCGTCAGGCGCTGCAGGTGCTAACCCTTACTTCCGTAAGTTTACAGTTACTAACCTGTAATTAGTTTCCTTCTACCTTAGGGAAACCGTTAAACCCTGCTTCGGCAGGGTTTTTTATCGTCTATTGTAAATGGATTATAAATATAGTTATGACACAAAGAATAACTCCACAACAAGTAAATCTCGCTAAAGCTACTAACTATAAGTTAGAGATTACAGCACTGCCAGGCGTATCGTTTTGGTTAACGTCTGTAAGTTTACCTGATATATCTGTGAATGAAGTGCCTATACCAGATCCAATACACGCAAATAAATATATTCCATCCGACACAGTTGATTGGGAACCTCTGCAGGTAGCATTTCTGGTTGATGAAGATTTCGAAAATTACCATCAAGTGTATGATTGGCTAATGAAAATGGCAGGACCTGATACTGCTAAGAGAGATCCTAATTTAAAAGACCTTATGATAGATTGTTCTTTACACGTTTTGACAAACAACAAGAATGCATCTAACACCGTGTTCACTTTTCATGACGTATTTCCAATCATGCTTGGATCAGTGGAATTCAATAACGAATCTGCAGAGCCATTACAATCATCCATGACATTCCAATATACCAGCATGTCAATGAGTAGAGATGGTTGACTTTTAGTCACATATAGCGTATAATATACGCTATGAAAATAGAAGAACTTGAAAAACAAGTAGAAAAGGATTTGGTGCTGAATGAAACCATTCTTGCTAAAGAGTCTCTTTCTACCCCTGTAAAACACAACAAATACCTACGAATGCTTTTAAGAGAGCGTTTGAAACTCAAGAAGTTGAAAACAGACCTATATAGAGCACAGTTAGGAAGAACTAACTATTATAATGGGAACGATCCAGAACCGTACGAATACGTGCTGAAAGATCGTGAAGTGAAAGATTATGTACGTGTTGATCCAATCGTAGTTGAAGCAGAAGATCGTGTAGCACTACAAGAAGAGATGGTAAAGTATCTTGAGGAAGTATGTAAGATGTTTACTGTGAGAGGATTCGCAATTAAAAATGCTATAGATTTTATGCGTTTTCAACAAGGCGAATTTTAGATAATGAGTGATATTGTAATAAATAAAAAAGATGATGTGTTTATTAAAGTCGATTGTGAGACTGATATAGCGCACGAATTATCCGACTTCTTTACATTTAAGGTTCCAGGCGCTCATTTTATGCCTGCATACAAATCAAGAGCGTGGGATGGTAAAATCAGACTATTTAATGTGTTTGGAGGAGAGCTGTATGGCGGTCTTCAGCACTATGTTATAGAATTTGCTAACCGCAGAAACTTAACAGTAGAATATCCTGAATGTAATAACACTATATCCCTTGAAGATATCAAATCATTTTCTACAGAATTAAATCCTTGTGCAAATGATACTCCTATCACTCCATATGATTATCAAATAAGAGCAGTGCATCATGCGATTAATAAAGACCGCGCACTGTTATTATCTCCCACATCAAGCGGCAAGTCTTTTATGATTTATTCGCTTATTCAATATTATCGCAACACATCGGATAGAAAAATTCTCATTATTGTTCCTACTACGTCTCTCGTTGAACAGATGTATAAAGACTTTGCAGACTACTCATCTGAATTAGATCCATCATTTGCTGACGATAATTGTCATATGATATATTCCGGCAAAGATCATAAGACGGATAAGCAGATAATAATCACTACATGGCAATCAATCTACAAGAAGAAGAAAGATTGGTTTGCGCAATTTGGTACTACAATAGGTGATGAGGCTCACGGATTTAAGTCTAAATCTCTGACGTCTATTATGACGAAGTTAGTTGATTGTCCACATAAATTTGGATTCACAGGAACGCTTGATGGCACAACAACACATAGATTAGTGTTGGAAGGATTGTTTGGTCCTGTACATAAAGTTATTACAACCAAAGATTTAATGGATTCAAACACCATTTCTCGTCTAAGTATAGAAGCAATTACATTACAGTATTCAGACGAAGCTAAAAAGGAAGTTAAACAAAAAACATACAAAGAGGAAATTGACTGGATTGTCAATCACCCTAAACGCAATAAGTTTATTTGTGATATTGCACTATCTCGTGAGGATAACACGTTAGTGCTTTTCCAATTTGTAGAAAAACATGGAAAGAAATTATATGAAGAGCTCAAGAAGAGAGAACCAGAAAGGCCTATTTTCTTCGTTTCAGGAAAGGTTAAGATTGATGTACGAGAAGAGATCCGTGAGATTACAGAACGCTCTAGAAACGCCATTATCGTGGCTAGCTATGGTACTTATTCTACTGGTATCAATATTCGCAATCTTCATAATATTATTTTTGCTCATCCCAGCAAGTCTCGTATCCGCAACCTACAATCTGTTGGTAGAGGGCTACGAAAAGCGGAAGGCAAAGAAAAGGCAACTTTATTCGACATAAGTGATGATTTGTCGTGGAAGAAGCATAAAAACTATTCACTCAAACATTTCATCGAGCGAGTGAAGATTTATAACACAGAGAAATTTGATTACAAACTAAGGAGTATTAGATTATGAATGATAATAAAGCAGTAGTGCACTTAAAACACACAGGAACAGAGTTGATTTGCGACATCGTTGAGTTTAATGAAGAAAACGGAGCAATTACAGTTAAAGATCCAGCAACACTACAAGTTATAGGAAATGATGGTAAATCAGCACAGATGGGTCTTGTACCATTCTTAATGAGCTCAAATGATAATGTTATTCATATAGCAACTGGTGATATTTTGTTTATTGCAGACTGTCAAGAAGAAATCGCAGCTCAGCATACGCAGATGTTCAGTCCTATCGATTTACCAAATCAAAAAATAATCACATAAACTGTTGACTTTTATATACATATTAGGTATAATAGCTGAAAAATTGTACATATAAATAATCTGCCTTGATAATACCAACAAGGATAGTAGCACCCTAGAGGGAGTGAAGTGAGCAGAATATAATATCCTAAATGTAATTGGATTGAGATCTGTAGATTGATGCATCGTGCAAATGCTAGATATCTGGAATAATCGTGTCAGGACACACCACATATTGGTATAGTCCGTTAGAGATGAATGAATCGACATTCAGTGGCAAACAGGATCCCGTAACCTGTCTCTATGGGACTCCATGCGTTTCAAAAACAAACACTATAAGAGAATCAATACTAATAAAAATAATACAATAAGTGATGGGAACGAGCGAGCGAAGCGAGCGAGTGACCACTTTTCTGAACGAAGTGAAGAAAAGAACATTAGAATATAAATTGTTGACTTTTAATGTATTTTAGGGTATAATTAGCATCACTATAATCAATTCAATAGGAGATAAATGTGAAACCAGAGAAGCCAGTTGATGAGGATAATAAGAATCATTATATCAATAATAAGGATTTCTTAGCAGCCTTAATTGAATATCAGAAAGATATTGAAGATGCGGAAGAAAAAGGACTTTCTAAACCTTACGTAACCGAGTATATCGCTACGTGTTTCTTGCAGATCGCTCAAAGACTTTCTTATCGTCCAAACTTCATTAACTACACTTACAAAGATGATATGATAAGTGATGGTTTAGAAAATTGTCTTGCTTATATGCACAATTTCAATCCTGAGAAGTCAAATAATCCATTTGCATATTTCACTCAGATCATTTATTATGCATTCTTGAGACGCATTCAGAAAGAGAAGAAACAACAGTACATTAAATACAAATACTTTGATAGTACAGGTGGCTTTGAGCAAATGGATTCTCTTCAAGAACATGATAAGGATTCTTTTGATTACATTAATGATAGAGGTTCTGTAGATTTTCATACACATATTAAAGAGTTTATTGATGATATGGAAAAGAAAGAAGCTGAGAAGAAAGCCAAGAAACTAGCTAAACAAAAAGCTAAAGAAGGCCTTGAATTGTTTATGGGTGTTTAATGAAAGTTGCTGTAATTACTGATACACATTTTGGAGCTAGAAATGACAGTAAAGCATTTGCTGATTATTTCTACAAATTTTATAATGAAGTGTTTTTTCCTTATCTCAAGGAACACAATATACATGAAGTAGTGCATTGTGGTGATCTTATGGATCGTAGGAAGTATGTAAACTTTGATACATTGAGTAGAATGCGTAAGGAGTTTATTGATCCACTACTTGAAAATGATATCACTATGCATGTAGTTGTAGGCAATCATGATACATATTACAAGAACACTGTAGAAGTTAATTCTGTTGAGCAATTGTTTGATATTGAAAACGAAGTTGGTGTATCTCCTATTCTTGCATATAGTGAACCAGCTGAATTAATATTTGAAGACTTCACTAAAGTTGACATCATACCTTGGATTAATCAAGGAAATGAGGAGCAAGTGATGGAGTTCGTTGATAAGTCTAAGAATCCAGTAGCTTTTGGCCATTTTGATTTGAGTGGGTTTGAGATGCATAAAGGCGTAAAGTCTATGTATCATTCTCGTTCATCTAAGTTCCTTGATAATTACACTACAGTATATTCAGGACATTTTCACACAAAGAGTGATAATGGTCATGTTTATTATCTTGGTAATCCATATGAAATGACGTGGAGTGACTATAATGATGATCGTGGATTTCATGTCTATGATACAGAGACGTTTGAAGTAGAACATATTGTCAATCCTTTTAAACTTCATGTTAAAGTACAATATGATGAGGATGATAAGAAAGCTCAGTTGAGTGCAGATTATACAGACAAGATTGTTAAGTTAATCGTTACAACTAAAGATGATTTTGAGCACTTTAATACGCTGGTTGAGAAAATTAATGATCAAGCAGAAACATTAACCATTGTTGAAGATTACGGTCTTTTGTCTACAGATCAAGTTGAGATTGATATGGAAGACACTATAACCACTCTTAATAAGTATGTTGATGGTATGGGGTTGGATAATACCAAACCAGTGAAAAAACTCATTCAAGAGCTATATGTTGAAGCTCTTGCAATGTAGTTGACATTTGCGTTGTAATCCTGTATAATACTGCGTATGATAAAGTTTAAGTCCGTTCGTTATAAAAACTTCCTTTCTACTGGCAACCAAATTACTGAAATAAGTCTTGATGCCTCTCGTACCACATTAATGATTGGTACGAATGGAGCAGGCAAATCCACTATGATGGACGCTATTTCATTTGGCTTGTTTGGCAAACCTTTTCGCAAAATTAAACTAGGCCAACTTGTTAACTCAATTAACAAGAAGAATTGTTTGGTTGAGGTTGAGTTTGAAACGGGCGGCAAATCTTATATCATTAAGCGTCAACTTAAACCAAACAAGTTTGAAATATATGTTGATGGTAAAATGTCTGATCAGAATGCGTCTGCAAGAGACCAGCAAGACTTTTTAGAGCGATATATTCTAAAGATGAATGAAAAGTCTTTCAGACAGATCGTTGTGCTTGGTTCAGGGTCATATGTGCCTTTCATGAGGCTGTCAGCGTCTGACAGACGCTCTATTATCGAAGAGTTGCTAGATATTCAGATATTCTCTATCATGAATGATTTAGTGAAGGGTAGATTAAGTGATAATAAAAATCAGTTAGTTGAGGTTACTCATAAAATTGAGTTATTAGAGCGTTCTATCGATTTACAAGAACAACATTTAGAGGCTATCAAGACTGACAAGACTGCAGTTATTAAGAGTAAGAAGAATGAGATTAAACGCAGTAAAGCTCAAATAGAATCGCTTAATGAACAGATTACTACACTAAACGGGACGGTGGGAGATTACACTAAGAAGAAACAGAAGAGAAAGGATTTGAGTAGTTTTCAAGCTCAGTTCAAATCACGTAAAAATCATTTAAACAAACAGATTAATATAATCCAAACAAAAGATGAGTGTCCTGCGTGTAAGCAAGGAATTGATCATACACACAGAGAGTCAGTTACTTGTTCGCTTAATGAGCAATCTGATGAATTATCAACTGCCCTTAAACAGATTGATGATCAGATGGATGAAGTAAATGATCGTATCACCAACATCGAGCAAACGCTGTTGAAAATAACCAACCACCAGAATTCAATCTCAGGTATTAATACGTATATATCACGGTTGCAGCAGGACATAGAGGATGCATTGAATGGAGAGGTAGATGAAATTAATAGCGAAGGCCTTGCAGGTGAGAGAGTATTGTTGGATCAAACAAACGCTTCCAAATACAGTTTGTATGAACAATCACACAACCTTTCTTCTGTGCAAAATCTATTAAAAGATTCAGGCGTTAAGCAGGTTATCGTTAAGAATTATCTACCAGTAATAAATCAATTGATTAACAAATACTTAACTGCGCTTAATTTCTTCATTAATTTTGAATTGGATGAAGGATTTAACGAAACGATTAAATCAAGAGGCCGCGATAAGTTTGCTTATGGATCGTTTTCAGAGGGGGAGAAAATGAGAATTGATTTAGCACTGCTTTTCACGTGGAGAGAAGTTGCTAGGTTGAAATCATCAGTTTCTACTAATTTATTGATACTTGATGAGATATTTGATGGCTCTTTAGATAATACAGGTATAGAAGACTTCTTAGGTATCCTGAACACTTGCGAAGATGAAATCAACGCTTTTGTTATATCACATAAAGGAGACTCTATATTGGATAAGTTTGGTAGAGTGGTTCAGATTGAGAAGCACCAAAATTTCTCAAAAATAATTGTAAATTGATGTTGACTTTTGTTTATAATTGGGTATAATACGTAGTATGAAATCACTTGAAACTACATTGGAGACGGTTGGATCAGTACTTGGAGTAGCAGGAGCTCTCTTAATAGCAACTAATACAGATATATCAAAATGGGGATTCGTCCTCTTCTTTATGTCTGCGTTTGCTTTTATGGGGATGGCTTTTCTAAAACATATGCATATGTTTTTAATGAATCAAGTGGTTTTTCAAGTTATTAACATTTTAGGCATCTATAGGTGGTTTTTCTGATGGATTTGGTGACTATATTAGCGTTACTGGTATTAACGATTGTGTTGATTATTATAAACAACGACCAATGGCCTCATTAACAAGAGAATATTATTATGAATGAAAATGTGTGGACAACAACCGAAACTCAATACGCTCCAGAGCCGACTGTTGATGTGACGTTTCGAAACTTGACAGAAAGGGATGCTAGAGCAGTATCATCATACAAGAGTTACTTTTTTGCGCTTTGGGATATGGATCAATATCTTCGAGCACAATTGAAGTACAATAATAATTTGACTGATGATGCATTGGATGAGGCAAGAGA